TACTCCAGACCATAGATGCCGATCAAGGACGCATCGAACTGGTGCGGCGTTGCCAAGCAATCACCGTAAAGGGACTTCAAGAACTCTTTGTCGCCTGCGGCCCATCGCTTATTGAAGGCGTTCTTCCACTGACCGGCGATCACATACTTGACGGGCAGCTTGCCATCGATCACGCCCAGTAGACCAATCATCAAGCTCACGAGTTCAATAGTTGGTCCACCGTTACCCCGGGTCTGGAAGCGCTCGGCGATCACAAGATCGGGGCCGTAGGCCTCAAACCACCTACGTAATTCAGCTGAGTACGCACGGCGCTGTTCAAGGAAGCCGTTCGTCAACTGCGTAATCGGGTTAGTCAATAGCGCAGAAGCCACGACCTCCGGCTTGCCGTCTTTGACGCCAACGCACGCTATACCGAAGTTGCGTGTGCCCGGATCACAGGTCAGAATCCGATAGTCGTGTTTCCTCGTACACTTTGGTAGTACGTATTCCTTATTGGGTTTGCGTGCTTTTCGTTTAGCCATCGGTAACTCCTTTCCATGAAATTACCGCATGCCCGGCCAAATACGACTACCACTACGACCAACGAAGACCGGCATCGGCATACGCGCACCGTTGCTCTGTCCATCGTAGGTCCAATCCTTTGCCTCTTGAAGTGCTGCCATCACCTTCGGATGATGCAGGCGTGCGATGCCCAAGACCAACGCCCTGAAGATATCGTCTGTCATATCGTCGCCTTTGGTAGGGCACCGACCTTCGCCGATGTCTTTTACCGTAGACATCTGGAGCATCAAGTGCTGTACAGGCTTGTTCACCATCTCTTGCTTAAAGTTGGCGACTCCGCCCTCGAGGATGAACTTGGCTTCGACCTCCTGCACGGTAGGCAAGATCACGTTGCCCGCTGTCAGCATTGCGCGCACGGCGTCGAAGTCCTTACGACGCGGACTATGCTGTACGGACTTGCACCGAGGCTTCTGCAGGGGATTGAGTCCCATATCGTCTTGCGCACGATTCAGAATATCAATGGACTGCCACTGGTCGGCAAACAAGCCGACAGCCCGCAGGTCCTTCAGCAGAGGTAGAATCACGTGCTCATACAGCTTGTTAAAGTTGACCCTACGACCTTCCTGCGGCATGCACTCCAAGATCGTCGTCACCACAGTCTTGTTGGTGTTGAAGTCGTAGTGCATGCCGGTCAACGTGAACGAGTTGTCGACGGACCCCGCATCAATGGAAACGATAGAGGGCCAGCGGTAGGTCCTAATGCGGTCGATCTTACCGTAGATGAACTCCGGCTGATCGAAAATGTACTGCCAGTTGTGGGAGTTCTGCCCGCCTGTAAACGCATTGCGGAACGAATTAATTGGCATGTAGCGCGAGTGCACGGCCGGTGGATTAGCGCCGTAATCTCGCTCTGCCTTTTCAGCATTTGCTGCATACGCGGAGACGATCACTGGATTGTCTCTGTCGATGTCCGGATTGATGTCCCACGTTGCTACGTTGGTGCCCAAGATCGTGGTACGTCCTACGTCTGTGCGGGACTGGCGCAGCAAACGCATGACCTTGTCTCGCAAGCTGAACGGAGACGACACGGACATCAAGCCACTCCACGGAACACTGTGGTAGCCTTGCTTCAAGAGCTTCAGGCGCACGGTCTGCACAGTAAGCAACGAGTTCATTAGCGACTTGTGCGCCTCGTCGGCATTCGCGCGTTCGCTCTCCGTATCCTCTTCGCTGTCCCCTTGCGGCAGCGGAAACAGACCCAATTCGTCAAGGCCGCAGAAGATACGCGTGTCACCACGAAGCACCGAGGAACGGGGCCCCGTTGGATAGAAGTGCATGTTGCGGTGGAAGATCTTGAGGTACAGCGTTGACCTACGATAGAGCTCGACGCCGTATTTGGCCTTCGAGTCGTCGAGAATCTTGAAGTACTCCTTCCACCACGTAGAGTCTTCGATGTGCTTCTTAAACGGTACCCACATAACGCCGACCGCTTTACCAGTGGTCAGGGATACGAAGGACGCCGTTAGTTCGGTGGACGCCTGCATGGACTTCGGTGCCAAGGTCGGAAGCGCCGGGAACTTTAGGTACTGGTGGGCGATGTACGGGGAGAAGCCCCCGAACGCCGTACTGGATTTACCCGAACGCTGACCCCAGACGTTCACGACCTCCAAGTAGTTCATCATGTTGTGATTCTTGATGAGGTCCCACTTGGTGCGCTTGCACTTCGGACACACTCCATGCTCAAGGAGCGCGAACTTCTTGGGGAAGTCCATCGAGTCAAAGTCCTTGGGAATGTTCTCGATCTGCAAGCGAGAGGGCTTTGTACAGGCCGTGCAGATTTCACCGAACAGCATCAAGCCAGTCCACATCTGCTTGGCCCACGGCATGTTGGCGTCACGGCCAACGATACGGGCCGAGTAATCCCAGTAGTTCTTGGCGTGAGGCAGATCGCGGTCGTCAATGCGCAAGTTCCTCATGGTGCCAGTAAGGGGGTCCTCTGCCTGCGCCATGAGGGCTCGGATATCGAAGTCTTCTGGAACGATGATCTCGCCAGCGTTATCCGGTAAGATGATCGTATCAGAGGTGCCCTCGGATTTTGCCTTCTTAGTTTTTCGGTCCCAACGGTCTAGTTCCTCAAGTTGCTCCGGACTTGTAAAGTCAGGAAACAACTCGTGGAGAGTGCGAATCTTCTTAATCCGCTTTTCGCTGCTTTGACTGCTTTGGTTGTTGTCGTTCTTGCGGTCTTTCATTTGGCGGCCCCATCGGAATCGGTGCAATGAGAGGAGTACGTGGCTGCATGCGCAGCAAGATCTCCGTGGCCTCTTTTGCAGTCATACCAAGTTGGCGGGCGACAAACCGAGCCATCTTGATGTCAACCGCGTGGGCCATCATCCTCTCGAATTTCTCAAATTGAGTTCCGTCCACATCGGACTTAACCAAGCGCTTCACGACCTCCTTGGCTTGCACTGCTCCGGCATCTGCTGCCAGTGTGATTGGGGCGATCTCCCGAAGGAAGAATTCGCGTACCTGACTTATGTTGGCCTCAAGCTCTTTTGGTATGTACTTGCGGTAGTCTTTAAGGTGCTGCTCGACCTCAGAGTCAACGTGTGTCAAGGTCTTTGGTGCGAGCTGCTTCTTACGGACCTCTACGTCATCGTGTACTGACCTTGTTATGCGGAAGAAGAAGCGGCTCTTAAACCGCTTCTTCTTTAGCACGATTTTTGGTGCAGTCGAACGCGCAATATCCATGAGCGAGGCCAACAGCTGGTCTTGGTTGTCCATGTCCTCTTGCGTGAGTGGTACCAGACTGTTGGCTTCCATGTTAGTCCTCCGAATCGTCGTCTTCGTCCTCATCGCCGTCATCATCGTCATCGCGGTCCTTACCTTTCTTGCTGTCTTCACCTTGGTAGGCAACGTACAGTTCTTCGGCACGACCTTTTTCCATCTGCTTAAAGCAGAAGGCACGCAACGACATCGGCTTGTAACCGAGCTTCTTAGAGATCTCGGTCATGGCTTCCTTGTCTCCCAAGACCCACAACTTGAGCGTCTGCCAGTCGACAGCGATCTTGGCTTTACCGAGACCATCGAGGTCCAGCTTGAAGGCCTTGCGCTGGCCGCTCAACTGGCCGGTTTCCTTCAGGTACGAGATGACGTCGAACACTGGATCGAGACCACGCGCGGTACCAGAAGCGTCCTCTACCCAGATACGGAAGAAGCAGTCACGGTTCGGCGTACCATGCTTGTTCTTGTGACCTTTGACGTGAACATAACGATAGCTGTCTTTGCCCTTGTACTCGACGGAACGCTCCAACTCGTTGAACGTTTTCTTGCACGTCTCCTGGACCTTGAATGGCGCTGCCGACAGCGCACGAGAGGTTTGACGCAAACGCACGTCGGAGAACTGCTTCAGCGCCTTGCCGCCCTTCTCGTCTTGCTTAGGGCCGAACATTGCCATCGGGTTATCACGCAGGTGGTTCAGGCCGTAGACCACAACCATCTTTTGCATCATGCGTCCCTTGATGCGTTCCAGTTGCTTGGAGAAAGCGGAGGCTTTGACCGACAACTGATTGCCGATATCCTCTTCGTCTTTGACTGCCGGGTTCATTGCCGTGTACGAATCCAGAACAATCAGACCCTGCGGGTTGCCGTCAGGCGCTTTAACCCACAGGCCATTGCCGTAGGTCTTGGTCATTTTGGCGTCTACCTGATCGCCGACACGGGCCCTGTTCTTCTTGTTGTCCTCGAAGATGTACCACCACTCGTTCAGCAGGAAGCGCTTGTCTGGCAGTTCGCGCAGAACGGCACCCATCCATTCGTAGAAGTGCTCAAGGATCGCCATGTTCATGTACCGAACGCGTGGCTGAATCTCCCAGCCGCCCTGTGCGCTTTCCTTACCGAAGATCTCGTTCATCTTCAGCTTGACGCCCTGACCCTTGAAGATCTCGTGGACGTAACGCTTAGCCGCCTTAGTACTGCCCTCATAATCGACCATAGCCAGAAACGGGATATCGCGCTTTACTGCGGCGGCCAGTGCAGTGATTGCGAGAGTGGTCTTGGCGCACTGTTCTTCGGCAGCTGCGGTAATCATGCCCGGACGAATGCCGCCACCAAGAACCAAGTCGACCATAAGCAGACCGCTCGATACGGGAGGGCTAACGTCCAGACCAGAGGCCACGATGCCCTGTCGCTTGGCCACGGTGTCCAGCGTGTCGTGGATCAACGAATTGACGTCGAAGCCCATCTTCTTTTTCTTTGGCTTGTCGTCTTCGTCTTTACGCAGCTTGCCGACTTTGGCATTCTTTACCTTGCCCACTGCTGGCTTCCCTTTGACCGCATTGCCTTTGGTCTTCGCCAGTGCTTCTTTCTTTGCCATACGTACTCCTTAGCCTGAAAACGAAAAACCCGGCCGAGATTGCTCAAGGCCGGGTTCGATTAATTACTTCTTGGACTTCTTACCTTTGCCGCCGGACTTACCGGACTTGCCTTTCGACTTCTTAGGCTTTTCGTCCTCGTCGTCATCGAAGTCGTCGTCATCGTCGTCCCCGTCTTCATCGTCGGAGTCGTCGTCATCGTCGTCATCGTCGTCACGCGATTTCTTGCCTTTGGACTTGCCTTTCGATTTCGACTTCGGCTCGTCGTCATCGTCGTCATCGTCCTCGTCGTCATCATCGTCCTCGTCATCATCATCCGACTTGGACTTCTTACCCTTCACAGGCTTCTTGGACTTGCCGCCCTTGCCTTTCTT